CCAGCACCCCAACCGAAACCATCGATTGAGAACTCGAGACCTACAGGGAGCAGGTATGTGTACCCTACGGCAGCGCCACCCCCACTGCCTGTTGCATCGGCAACTGTGGTAGCTGTGACAGTGTACGTATCATCAGACGTGCTTTCAACAACTGTGAACTCACCATCAAGTGTAATATTGTTGAAGGTTGCTGCACCATCAAAGATGACAAAATCGCCCGCACTGCGCGTATGATCAACGTGGTTGACTGTGACGACATCTGAAGCTGAGACTGTGTCAATGGGATCATTCGCTAAGGTGCCTGGGTTAGGAGTAAACTTGTCGTCTAGCGGCGTGATATCCCACATCTGTCCACCGCGGGTCGCCCACAATTTCAAGTGGGTGCCCATTTCCAGATAGGCAGCGTTGATCAGGGACTTCCACCCCAGGATATCGCGCGCGACACCTGTGAAAGTCTGAGAGGTCCACTTGTCCCAACCACCAATGGTCTGGGCTTTGCCGAACCTGAACCTGATCTTATCGCTGTTCACCCATCTTGGACCCGTCGTGTAATCTGGGTCTTCTGTAAATAGACCGGGTGGAATCTCAAGAGCCGCCAGAGGCATCGTCAATCAACCTTGTTTTGAATGCTTCAATTTTAAGCATGTCTTCGTTTTGCCGTACCATTTCGTTCCTAAACGACTCGATAGCGGCGCCAAGTTGTCGTACTTGCTGGGTCTGTTCGATCTGGAGAACTGTTGCCCATGTATCTGCACAATCCCATTCGTCAACTTTTTCCCCTGTTTGGGGGTTTGTACCGAAAACTTTTATCCATTTGGGGCAAGTGTCCCGGAGTTTGGAGCAAAGCTTTCTGTGTCCTGTGTAAGGACAGGTGATCTTGGCTGGGTCTTTCTCGTCTCTCATTTTTAATCCTTCGTTGCAATGATTAGATCCACGTACGCTACATCGATTGCCATGGTATGGGTATGGCCAGCACCGGCACCAGTAGTTCCAGAGCTTCCTGTTATTGTATGATTATGTATGCCATCAGTTGCTGAAGCGCCAGCTGAAATTGTGTGGGTATGTGAACCATCAGAAGCTGTGGCTCCCGCGATTGTATGAGAATGGGTACCTGTCGTACTAGCAGATGTTACATCTGTACGATTGGTGGGACCATCAACAGCACTGTCAGCCACAGATGTGGTTGATCCACCAAACTGATCCCTATCTTCTGCACCCATTCTTGTCGTTAGTGTATGCGTATGAAGACCATTCGTGAGCGTAGTAAGACCAACTCCACTATGCGTATGGGAGCCAGTTGAGTTGGTTGATAGCGAACCCGGTCCATGGGTATGCCCTGATGTGGTAGAGACTACAAGAGTAGAACCCCCATGACTATGTACCGGCAGCTCGGATTCTGCGAGCACAGTGGAGCCTGTATTGACTGCTCCAAATACCGTGGTAAAGGCTGTTGCACCTGCTGACCCTGCTGTCCCTGTGGTGACGCGAAGAGCCTTGTCATTATGTGTAACATCCTTGGTCCACCCGGTGGGAGCTGCAGTTTGCTGGAACAGCATCTTAGTACCGGCAGGGAATGAGGTTGCCGTTACTGTTAGGTTGATAATGTCCTGCGCTGTGGTCTTGCGGTTGGCGTCTGCATTGATATCATAGAACAAAAGCTCATCAGCTGCTACAATCGTAGCTGAAGCAGTTCCATTGATGTCAATAGCCCCGGTCAGATTCCCCAAGGTCATTTTCCGCGGGGCGCCTGCCACCAGATTATGAATAGCGATTTCATCGCCCGTCGCACCAGTTGCAGTCGAGAGATTGGTGATATCCAGGGCCAGAGTACGATCTGCGGTCAGATCCCCGCCACCTGACAGCCCAACGCCTGTAGCGATGGAGCGAGTCGAGAGCGCCATGTTAAGATCAACAACATCTGTGCCGTCGCAGAAGAGAAGCGCCTCTTCACCCTGCGTCACTACGATGCCGCTGCCAGCCACTGGCTTGACAGTCAGAGTGAATGCTCCAGACGTGCTGTTCTTGAAGAACCACCACATCTCCACAGTAGGCACGATCACACTGATGTTGCCGGTCAGCACCCCTGTAAACTCTAGAACCGCCTGTCGCGATTCATCTGAAAGACTGTTGAGTGCCGTGAGCGTAACATCGCTGGATCCAACCCACACCCTAGCAAGGAAACCCCCTCGCGCCTCATCGATGAGTGAGAAGACCGTGTTGGCCTTGGTTCCCCAGGTGCTGTCGTTCTCACCTGTGGCTTGGAGTTCCAGGCGAATACGTGTTGAATAAGTACTAGCCATTGTTCATTCCTATTTGCGAATTTCGCCGGAGCGCCATTCATCACGACGTTGACGATACTGCTCGTCTTTCGTGACACGTTGTAGCGCTTGTTGATATGAAACTTCCCAAACTTGCATTTGTTCAGGGTTCTTGATGAATTTATTGGCTTCAACCAAACAGGCATACAGTAAGAGGTCTGGAGCCTCATCACTTAACCATGTCGTAGTCGGGCTTGCAACATCCAATCCTGCAGGATGGATGTAATATGCCACTTCTGTAGCATATCCTGAATCGGGAGTCGGGGCTATTACGAAAAAGTCTTCATCCCAGTCAGCGTAATATTTTGGTACACCTTCAACGGTGTCGTCCGGCCAGTATTGATGGATGAAGGAAGTGTCTCTCTGAAGCAAGCGAACTTTATCCCCGGCAACAGTAATCTCTATATATCTATCGAAGACAAAATCCGTGGGTTTATTCAGATACTTGTCGCCTTGAGTGAGAGACGTGGTCGCATAGCACCGGAAAGCATCAAGGTCTGCATCACGAAAGATGCGCTCCTCAGCCAAGAAAATCACATCATTCAAAATATCTGTGAATTCTGTAGCATCGTTCTCAGTCCAATTTTGGATAGCTGTACGAAGGGTGGCGTGTGTAAAAGCCATTAGTTTGCACTCACTGTTGGGGCTGCGGTTGTAAGATCGTTCTCGGCAGTTCCAGGCCAGAACCTAGCGAATGATGTATCACCATGATGCATATCGAAAAAGCTCGCGAGGGGGGTTCCCCCTTTAGCATTCTTGCCTTCGCCACCAAATCCACCTTTATTGTCGTTGTCTGGCCAGGGGTGTTCGAGGGCCTGGGGGTCATGGACATAGGTGGGCGGGGTGAGCTGTTCGTGCTTGGGATCATAGCAGTCTGGGCAGACCCAGAGGCCTGTCCATTCTTCACGAAGCCTTTTGTAAGGAACTTCATGACCGCATCGAGAGCACATCGCGCGTGCATGTGTTCCTCGAGAATATCTGGGCATTATACATATTTCCTAACACGGGGGTAGATCATCATAGAGGCCCTGTCCCTGTCTTCTTGTCGAGCAAGGGCAAACGATTCTACATAGATTTGTCTGAGTTCAGCACGGGTTTCCCGGGATACGCCGTCAGACTGGACAAACTGCCCTGAGGCCTCATCGCGCGATACCTGTGCGGGGTACTTGATAGCCAGCTGCCATGCGAGCCCAGCAATCAGGGCCGGGAGTAGGCGCTTGGGCATATCAACATTCTTGGCCAAGTCCCCAGTGTCTTCCATGTAGCGGATCTGCCAGTACACGAAGGTGTAGGCGGTGTCAGGAGTGGGGTAGACGAACAAGGTATGGGCATCGTTCCCTCTGAGCAGGGAAAACTGAATGGGGCGTCCTTCTTGCAGCTTGTTGGTGCGGTTTAGGTACTCTTCTGTGGAAATCCGCTCCATGGGCACATCTGTGGTGGTGCCTCCCGCTTCTGTGGTGCGAGAAACTGCGTCCAGGATATCGACGGTATCCGCGGGGATATTGGTATAGGTATTGGTTCCGTCCGCCAGAGCGATAGTATTCTGCTCCAGTGTCCAGAGATTGACCCCCGTATTGGCCCACTCAGTCATGAGCAGATCCAGGGATCTCCGAGCTGTCTTGAAGAAGTACCCCTCCCGAAGGCGGTCCTGACTGAAACCACAACGTTCTCCAGCCTCTTCAATAATCTCAGCTATATCGAGTGTGAAAGCGATAGTGCCGCTGGTAGCCATGAAAAATATCCTAAGATTTGCTCCCTTATATTACCACAAAGGGGCATTAATGTCAAGGAACGACCTTGGTATAGGTGGCCGCAATCGTTGGGCTGGTACAGGCTGTCCAGGTCTCATCGACAGCTGGAGCCTGCTTTGTCCAGGTTTTATTGATCAAGGGCGCTTGTTTGATCCAAGCATTGATTATCGGAACCCCGGTAGTCAGGGTGCAAGGAGCCACAGGAACTGTGACATCTGGATCCTCGGACTCATTGATCGTAGTGGGAGCTGCAGTGGTCAGCGTACAGGTAGCTGTGGCAGGTTCGGGGATAATTGGATCATCAACCTGAGAATCTGGAGCAAAAGAAAAACACTGTAATGCAGTGGGGAAAGGTTGAAACAGTGTATCCTCAGCAACGAAACAATCTGCCTGGAATGGGAACAATTGGATGTTGGTGAATGGATCAGAGAACGAAATTGGAGTATCTATTTGTACATCGGGAATTGATGTAGTCAGGGTGAGGGTGGCTGTGGGGACACTTTGGACTACGTTGGGCGCGGCAGTGGATAGAGTACAGGTAGCTGAGGGAATTACAGGG